CCAAAATTTGGCTCTTCGCCATGTTTTTCTGATTTATTGAACCCCCAATGGTTATTTATGGGGCGAAACTCGTCCGAAAGCTCTTCGTAGCAGCTAAAACTAAGAACGTCTTCCAGGTAAAAAATGCCTGGGCTTTTTTCGATCCACTGCAATTAGCTCTTACCTTTCGGCTTGCGACGTTTGTGCTGATACCCTATCTTCTTCGAGCCCGTTTTTTCACGTTTAAATCGGGTTTTTTCTGCAGGTGACATTTCCTTAGTCGTCTTAGGCGTCTTAGACGATACCCGTTTAGACGGTCTGCACGCTGGATAAGCCCTGTCTTCACCCTTAGAGCGGCCACAAGGCTTTCCGGTCTTTATATCGACCCATTTCTCGTCAAACCATCTGCCAAGACCACCACGGCCTTTACTTTTTGGTTTTGCGGGTTTTCGTGGTTTTTTTCGTTCCGCCACTGGTTGCTTTCCGATAAGTGCCACCACGCTTCTTATATTCGCGTACCAGCCACGCATTTGCATACGCGCTCGGGTAAACCGCGAACTTGCGCTTGGCCTCAGCTTTAACTCGGCTATAAAGCGCCTTGTTTACTGGGACGTTTTCACTTGCCACAGCTGCACCGCATCTTCTTGCTGCCCTTCTTCATGCCCTTTTTCTTGCCGTTGGGCTTTTTCTTGCCGCCAGCTCCGTAATGACCAGGCATGACAATTAAACGATGGGGATACCCCTAGCTTAACGGGCTTTGGTTGCGTATTCCAGCGTTACTTGACGCCGACTGCCCTCAGGTGACTTCCAACGCGGAAACTTGACCAAAATTGACGGGTCCAGCACCTCCTCAGGCGGTTGCAACGTTCTCCAACGATGGTCACACTCCCGACAAACTCGATCTCGCACTGAATCCCCCTCCTGTGACGTGTATTTCCCCAAAACACGAGTGTCCTCTGACCCACATTCGGGGCAGCGAGGCGCATTCAAAGCACGAAACATCCTTAATACAGGCGGTATGTCGTAGTCCCCATGGCCTCAGGCTTGGCCAAGTTGAACTGCTGCAGCACAAGATACCCGAAAGCATCAAAGGCGTGGTCTACTCCTAGATTTTTGTTAGGAAGCCCAGTGCCTGGGGCGTAAGTCAACGTCCGTAATGACTTGATCAGCTCCTTACAACGCGGGTGAATCTTGACCCGACGCGCTCCAGAAGCATCCATGAGACCCGTGTTGACCGCTGTGATCTTGTCTCGGATCTTCCACGGTGATCTGGGGCTTTGAACCGTGAAACCACTGCGTCTAAGGATTGCATGGTCCGTTACGCCCACACCGCTAGTCTTTCTGGCTCCGCCAGTTGGGTCAGGACAAGCAATAACTCGACGATCCACTCCATACCTACGGGTTACTTCTTCCGCAAAATCCCAAGTCGTGGCCCCGCCCGTCAGCATGATCTCGTCAAACACGTACAGCGTGTCTTGATCCTTGACCGCGCAGATGCCGCTCATTGGATCCACGTTGAAGTCAACGCCTAACAGCAGTGGTTGGATCGAGATGTCCTTGGCTTCTGTTGAAATGTTGTCATCAGAAAAGCTGATGGCCACTAGACCAGTTAAGTTCTCAAAGGACGCTTCGAATTCCTGGCGGAACGTGCGCGAATCAAGTTGAGCGCGGGCTGCTTCAACCTCGTGCTTGCTGACGTTTCCTCCTTCAATCGTGGTGTAGCTCCATCGTTGCCATTCTCCTGTTTCGTCCTCTGGGACATAACACCACAAGTCGTAAAACCAGCTAGCTGTACCGTCTGGCGTTGAAATAAACAACGCCCAACCCTCTTTATCCGCTAAAGCAGGGCGAATCACCTCAAACCACACCTCCGAATCCATAAATGCCGCTTCGTCCAACACCACACCGCTCAAACTGCGGCCACGAAGCGCCATTGCGTTCTCTGTACCCTTTAATTCAATCGTTGAACCGTTGATCAGCTCGATTCGCAGGTCTGTTTCGTTCTTGCTTTTGATCCAAACCTTCGGAACCAGCTTTTTTAACGCCCTCCACGCAATATCTTTGGCCATTCGATAAGTCGGAGCACAATAAAAGAACGTTTCGCCGGGGCGGTTGAGCGCTCCACGCAATAGTTCAACGCAAGACAGGTACGATTTGCCGAATCGACGACCGGCAACTAAAACGCGAAAGCGTTTGTCGCTTGAAAAAACTTGGCCCTGTGCCCATCTCAGGCTTACGGGCTCTGCTTTTGTGCTCATAGCTAGTACATTACACAGGTTTTCAACCCCTACCCCCCTTCAAATGGCCTTAGCAAGGGGTAACATCAGGGAACAGCGGTCAAATATGCAATGAATCCCGGACGCTCGCCTGATGCTGTTATAGAAGACCGTAGGCGGCGTTTGTACCGTCGGCAGCTAGACGGATTGTCTGCTCGGGCACTCGTTTACGAACACGCTGAGAAAGAACAGGTCTCGATTCCTACTGCTTGGCGCGATTGGGCAGCCATCAAAGAATGGAACGAAGAAGACTGGCAACGTGACCGCGAAAATATGCTGGCGCGTCTTCAACACATGCGTACCAAACTATTTCATCAGGCTCTGAAGAAAGGGCAGTTGCAAACCGCAAGCCAGGTGCTCGACTCCATTGGGCGTGTCATTGGTGAATCCGTTGAAACAGTCAACATCCAGGCACCTGAACTAAAAATCTCGATTGAAGATAAGGGCGACTGATCCCCACGCTCACAACTTCAGACCTCTGCCCCCACCTAAGGGGGCTTTTTTATTACACGAGTGCTGTTACTCAGATATATGTTTAGGTTCCCCGCCTGTTACAAACTATTACAATAACAGCAACACTACCCCCCATGCCCTCCATTCTCACGAATCTGTGATAGACTATTGGTATCAGCAAAGGAGGAGAGAGTTCTTCTCACTCAGCCAGCGCTGGTAACTGACACCACTTCTGTGGTACACTGGTAGCAACAAACAGGACGCCCAGCTCCTCAGACAATGGTCCTGCTCACGGCCGAAAAGCGTGAGCCTCGGTGGTCCTGCCGCGTGAAAACAGGGCTTTGATAGCGATCCGCAGGATTCGCCAAGCGGTCCGGGTTCATCCCGTCAGCACTGGCAGCAGTTCTACGCGGTCACAGCGCTCCCAAGCGCCGCTATCAGACAAAAGCAAAAGCCAACCTATTGAACCTATGGAAACCAAGACAACGACACACCACAGCATCAGCCGTGGGCGTGTTGAGATCTACAGCAGCAGCCTCTCAGTTACCTGTGAGACCAGCGGCGACAGCATCGAACTGAGTCTTCCCTATGGCGTCTTCCGAGATGCCCTTAAGGAATACGTGGTGCACCGCTTAAGTCGCTCCACTCAAGAGGAGCTAATCAGCCTGATGACTGATGAGTTCCGCAAGCGTGACGCTGCTGAGGCCTCAGCATGAAGTCCTTTCTGTCTCTACTGGCTGCCTATGTGGCAGCCGGTGGCTTCGCTGTTGCAGCAGTCAACAGCATGACGCTCCAGAGCCACAGCGGCACTCAGACATACGTCCGGGTGATCCGCTGATGAGCTACCTAGTTCAAGTCTGGCGCGGGGTTCCCCAGTGTGGGGGCCTCGGTTGGGTGACTTATGGCGGCCCGGTGAGCGAGGCTAGAGCCCATCAGCTCTTAGCCTTATCTCAGCGGATCCGGCCACAGCATCCGCACAAACTGGAAACAATCAGCCCCGGTTAATCCGGGGTTCTTTTTATGACTGTTACTCGATCACCTTACGACGTTTTTACCGCACCAAGACCAATGCAACTAATGCAGGGGCCATTGATCCGCACCAAGTACCTGGGGCCAACTGATCGCAGAGACTCCAGGATTACAGCGGTTCACAAACGAGATAGCGAGCGAACCCAACGGGTGACAATCCCTTGGGATCGTGACCTTGATCCGATGGAGAATGCGAAAGCGGCCGCGCTTGCACTGTGCAAACAGTGGCCGTATGAACAGACCATGACCTTAGTCGCTTGCGGCTTCGATCATGATCATTACTACTTCATCGCATCCACCGAACCAATCAGCAACCCGGCTTAATCGCCGGGTCCTTTTTATTATGTGGCGCAAACTTGAGCTGATTTTCCTAGGCAATCGTCAGTATTGCCTGAAAATCTACAACTTCGATAAGGTTAAGCGAGAGTATCCATTAACGCCCGCTAACACTTTTAAGGGCGATTTTAACAAAATCATGGATATTCTCGATGAATGGAAAGAGCATCTGACCGCAACTGGCCAGCCTTTTATTGAGACACGGGGCTATTGACGCTCCAATAAATGGAGCCCCTAACGGGGCTTTTTTTATGCGCTGAGCCGAATCAAGCAATTCTCAGCGCGACAGTCTTCCAGCTTGGCTCTGACCCAATTAAGGCGACCAGCTACGCGACGGCCATCATTAGTGTCCTTGTATGAATGGAGAGCCTCCAGGAGGAGAGCCCATTCATCAGGGCAGAAGTGAATGGTCTTAGTTGGCTGAGTCATGAATGGGTTCGTTGCCTTTGGTGGATTGTTCCTGTAAGATTTTAACCAGTGGAGTCAAGCCCGGCTTGCTCCGCTCCAATAAACCCATTCTATGAAACGTTCAAACGAGCTTCGGGAATGCCATCAGCTCAATGCTAAACGGCTTCTCGACCTTGGCTTCCGCAAAGCGGATGTTGCTTCAACGCTTCAACGCAAGTATCACCTCAGCCGCGCCACTGCATACCGTGACGTGGATGAGGCAGATCAAAGCCGCGAGCTTGAAGACATCACAATCGAAGCGGACCCCGTTCCAATGATCAGCATGGAAGATCGTGATGCGCTTATGCGTATGACGCGCCAAATGCTGATTGACGCTTACGAAGACGGCAACGTTCAGGACTATGCACGGTTAATCCGTGAATACGAAAGGCTTGCCCGTATGGGTGGCCTGTCTCAAAAGTTCTGAGACGTTTGTCTCACACCGTTCCAATGACTGAAACCACCCTGAGCATCGACGAATCAATCCAGCTGCTGGAAGCAGTCCAAGCATGTGTTGAGCTGACAAAACTTGAGGGTGAGGTTCCCACTCACCTGGAATCTCTCTCTAAAAAGCTCACACAGTTTGTTCTTCAAATCCCGCTCAACCGAGCCCGTGATGAAGAAGAACGCGCCAACATCATTACTCTTTCCTTTGACCCTGAAGCCGGTATCAAACTATGACCATCCGCACTGACGACATCGACGATCTTCTCCCATCCGAATACAACGATCCTTGGCCGCCCATGTCGGACGAGGAGATCGAAGAACGCCAACGCCAGGCCGAATGGGACGAATATATCGATTCGATCCCTGACGCCGCTGAACGTAACCGCAACCTCAAGTGAACATGATTACTCGCCAAGACTGCGACCGCTCCATCAATCAACTGCTCTGCCTCATCCTTGGTGGGCAGAAGTCCAGAGCTTCAAACCACCTGGGATATA